GGATCAGTTTGAATTGACTGGTTTCAAAGCTCACGGTACTAGACCCTCTTGCCCATCCCACTTGTCGAGTATGTTGTTTGTGCTCGCGCCGATGCGGATTATGTCGGTCAGATCGCGGCGCAGGTTGATTACCTCATCGACCAGGCGCGCCATCAGCGGCCCCTGCGCGCGGTAGTTTTTATTCTCCTCGGCGGTCAGAATGCCCTCGCCCTGGTGCGTCTGCGCGACATAGCCGTCGAACGGGACATAATCCAGCCCCGTCGCGTGAGATCCGTCCACGCCGGCCAGCGACGCGGCACGGGCCAGCATTGCGTCGGCACTGCCTGCAGCCAGCACGTCGGAGATCAGCGACTGATCGACCTGGCCGCCCAGCCCTTTGATCCACTGGCCGACGAATTGCTGCAGTTGCTGGTCAATCGGCGCACTCGTGGTGCCGCTTCCAGACTCGCCAGCCTGGCCGAAGAACAGCCCGCCCCCGGTGCCCTTCTCGCTGAATCCGCCGAAGTTGTTCGCCGAGTAATTCACCGACAGCCCTGCAGCCTTGGCGATGCCGGTCAGCGCCTCGTCATACTGGCGGAACGTGTCGATCACCTGGACGGCTGCGGTCTGGTCCTCGCGGCGGGCGAACCCAACAGGGTCGAACCCGGAGTCGAACGCAGGGACGTCAAATTGACGGTCGCCGTCGCCTACGGGGCGCAGGAGAAATCCGGCGTTGCTGCTGGGGGTTTCTTTCTTCGACAGCGCCGCAGCCGCTGCTGCGGCTCCAGCCAGCGCCCATCCCCAGCCTGGTATTGCAGACAGCCCGCCCATAATCGCGCTGCCGGCGCCCGATATTGCGCCAGAGACACCCATCCCGGCAGCCGTGGCAGCCGTAGGCGGACCGACGAACCCAGCCGCCGCAGATCCTGTGCCCAACAGCCCGGACATAAATCCGCCAGCGCCCGCCGCCAGGCTGCCGCCGCTTGATTTAAGCACGCCGGACACGATCGACGACGCTGTGCCGCCACCGCCACCGCCGCCACCACCAAACGAAACACCGCCGCCACCCATGCCGGTGAATGACACCGATGCAGAGCTTGACGCGGTAGCCGTCGAAATCAATCGCATCCCAGGTGCGCGAGTCAAGACAGTCTCAAATGCAGTGCCGGTGCATATGATTGTCGCGGAGTCGCCATTGTAAAGCGCCAGAGTGGCAGCGCCTTCTATCAGCTCCGCGCTGTCCGGATCAAGCGTTATGACGCCAGTGCCAGAATTGAATACATATACGCTCCACCCTTCCTTAAGGGTAGCAGCGGCATCTAACGTCTGAGAGAACGTCCCGCTCGTATACTCAAAAATCTTCCCGTTATCCTCGGCCACGAACTCGATATTGGATGTGCGCGGATAGATCACCCCGCCGCCATAGGCTCGCGCCCATTTTGCAGACACGCCAGGCTCGTCTGCTGTTACGTCTGCCGTGGCGGTAACCAGTATCCAGAATGCTCCTTCGTGGTCAACAGAAAGCGGCACCGACTTCGCGCCGGTCAGTGACGACCACGCGCCCGCATACGCTGCAATGCCCTGCGCTACCACTGCCGACGCCAGCGAGGCGTCAGCACTGGCGCTCGCCTCGCTCGCCTTCGTCGTGGCCGTGGTCGCGTTTGTAGCTACCTCGCCGCCTACGGTGTTGACCTGGCCCGCCCATGTGTTCAGCTCGGGCACCATGTCTTTCTGAGCCAGCACATACGCCGCAGCCGCCGCGCTGAATTCCGTCGGCGTCATTGTCGCGGGGTCCGGCGCCGTCGGCAGCGTCGTGATCGTTTGCGTGATTGTCGTCATATCAGACCCTTGATCTCAATTGATGCGTTGCGGCCCCTTATCGAAACGGGCACATTCCACGCCCCGAGGAAGCCGTAAATTATTGCCATAGAATACGCCGAGGAGCCCACAAAAACCAGCGCCTGCGCCCTGTATTCCTCCAGCACGCGGGTCACTTCCGACTCCATGCCGTCCTCGACCCAAACGTCCAGAACCATGCGCTTGCTGTAGGCGCCTTGCACGAGTTCCACTGTGCCGCTGGTAGCCTCGACGGCTCGGCTGTAGTCGTTGATCGAGCGCGAGAATTCCCACTCGGTAAGCCCCAGCGTGCGCGACTTTCCGATCACCATGATGCCGCATTTCGCAGTGCCGCCCGCGTTGGTCACGGTCACCGTCAGCGTGCTGGCAGGATATGGAGGAATGTCCGTAAATACAGCGTCGCCCGTGCGGATCGGGAGTTCATAATACCAATCGTACCAGTTCAGCACATCGTGCCGTACCAGCGAGATCGTCCTGCTGTATGCGCTCACCGATTGCGCCACGGTCACGCTGGCCGCCTCCACGTTCAGCACCGCCAGCGAATTGACCAGCGTGCCAGGCGTCAGCACCAGCGAAAAGGAATTGAGCGCGGTGCTTTGCGTTTGATAGCTTCCGTCGAACATTTTCCAGCGGTTCGTCGCGCCGATGCTCGTCCACTTGGTCGCGTCCGACAGCGCGTTTCCGGTGTTGCTATTCACCAGCGACTCGTACAGCGTATGCGTCGCCAGATCGGTCACAATGCCGCCGATGTTGCACGACGAGCCAGAGGCATATACAGGGTATACGGTCCCGGCCAGCGTCCACCATACGCCCTCGACTTGCGCGTTGCCCGTGTTGCCATTCTGCAGCGAGCGCCACACTGTCTGCGCCGCACCGTATGTGCTGGCAGCGCCAGCCAGATCGCCTGCTGCATAAGTAGTCGCGCCTGAATACGTCGCGGCCACTTCCTCGGGTATCGTGCTGGATGTGAGAATACTGTCGGTCACGGTTACCGGGCGGATCAGTTTGAATTGACTGGTTTCAAAGCTCACGGTACTAGACCCTCTTGCCCATCCCACTTGTCGAGTATGTTGTTTGTGCTCGCGCCGATGCGGATTATGTCGGTCAGATCGCGGCGC